GCGGGTCAGCAGCACGACGCGCATGTTGCGGCGCATTTGATGATGGGCATGTCGCCGATGCTTCAGTCCAATCCGATGGCCGCGATGGAGCTTCAGCAGCACATTTTGGAGCATCTGCGGATCAAGGCCGAAGAGGATGTCGAGGCGGATCTCTTCCGTATGTACGGCGTGGACCCGGATCGCATAGTTTCGTCGATCCAGAAGGAAGGCATGGTTGCGATCAAGGCGACGACTTACATGCAGGAGATGCGCAACATGCAGTCGCAGATCTCCGGCGAGGGCGCGGGTGGGGAAGACCCGCTGGTGGCCTTGAAGAAGCAGGAACTTGACCAGCGAGCCGCTGCGGATCAGGCCAAGATGCAGTTGGATCAAGCCAAGCTGCAACTGGAGACGCAGAAGATGCAGCAGTCGCTACAGATTGATCAGGCGCGGTTGCAGTTACAAGCAGCAAAAGGAGGACGAAATGCCGCTTAAGAAGGGGTCTAGTCAGAAGACGATCAGCCGAAACATCGGCGAGCTCGTGGGCACTTATAAGGAAAAGGGTCGCATTGGCACTAGCAAGCCGAAGAGCAAAGGTGCTGCGGTGAAGCAGGCCGCGGCGATTGCATACGCAAAAGCGGGCAAGTCGCGTAAGATGAGCGACGGTGGCGGCGTGCGTGTGGTCAAGAAAAAGGACGGTAACCGCCCAGTCAAGATTTATTAAGTTTGATTAAGCGCTTCGGGTGGTGCGCAAAACCGCCTGCTTTTCATGGAAATCTACCATGCTTGAATTTGCAGAAGCAGTTCTGAGAGAAATCAAAAATCTCCGTGAATCATCGGAAAATATCATCCTGAACGGCACGATTGCTGACATGGAGCGTTATCGCTTCATGATGGGTCGTCTTGAAGGATTGAAGCTAGTAGACCAATCCGTGAGGGCGCTTTTGAAATCGCGAACGGATGACGATGGCTTTTCAATCTAAAGGAGACTTATGAGCGCAGCAGCAAAAGAGCCGACCGCACTCGAGAAAAAGTGGGCGGAAGAGGCAGTCAAGCACGTCCCGAGCCTCGAGGACGCCTACACGGCGGAGGGCTTTAAGCCCGAAAAGCTCGACGAGACGGTGATCGATCGTATCCCGACCCCTACGGGTTGGCGTATCGCGATCCTTCCCTACCGTGGGGCCGAGAAGACCAAAGGGGGAATTGCCCTTTCCGAAGAGACGCAGCGCAAGCAGCAGCTAACCACTGTCTGCGGCTATGTCTTGAAGGTTGGTCCGCTCGCGTACGCCGACGAGGGCAAGTTCCTGACCGGCCCGTGGTGCAAGCAGGGTGACTGGATCATTTTCGGCCGTTATGCGGGGGCCCGTATCCCCATTGACGGCGGCGAGATCCGGTTGATCAACGATGACGAGGTCTTGGGCGTTGTGAACGACCCCGAAGACGTCCTCCACATGTGGTAAGGAGATTTTTAAATGGTAAACGAACAGTTGGAATTCAGTGTCGGGGAAGGCGAACAGCCTGCCACCGTCCAAGTGCCGATGGAGGAGGAAACTCCCACATTGCCGCAGATCAATAACGAGACGGCCGCGGCCGAAAAGAACGAGCGCGAGCTCGATGACTACAGCGACAAGGTCAAGAAGCGCATTGACAAGCTGACGGCTCGTCTGCGCGAGACCCAGCGCCGTGAGCAGGCGGCCTTGGACTATGCCAAGCAGGTCCAGGTCCGTGCGCAGGAGCTCGAGCAGCGGTATGTGAAGACCGACGGCGAGCGGCTGGTCGAGGCGCAGAACCGGGTCGAGACCCAGGCTGTGGCGCTCAAGCAGATCATCCGCAAGGCCCGTGAAGAGGGCGATATTGACACCGAAACCGAGGCCCAGCAGCGCCTGTCGGCCTTGACCCTGGAAAACTCGCAAATCCAGGCGGCCAATGCCCAGCGCGAAGCCTATATGCAGCAGCAAGCTGCCTATCAGCAGCAACAGCAGGCCGCCTACCAGCAGCCTGCCCAGCAGGCCCAGCAGGTTGACCCCCGGGTCGAGGATTGGGCGGAGAAGAACAAGTGGTATGGCCGGGACACCGTCATGACCCATGCCGCCTGGGGCATCCACCGTCAGTTGGTACAGGTTGATGGTGTTGACCCCAGTTCAGACGAGTACTATGATGAGCTTGACAAACGTATTCGAGACGCTTTTCCGCACAAGTTTCAGGAAAGCGGCTCGGGCACGCAGAGCAGGAACCGTAACGTGCAAACGGTTGCGCCTGCTTCACGGTCCTCCGGGATCAACAATGCTGCACGCCGCACTGTCAGGTTGACGCCAAGTCAAGTGGCAATTGCTAAAAAGCTGGGCGTTCCTCTTGAGGAATATGCCAAGTACGTGAAGGAGTAAAACCATGTCAGACGTCAAAATGCCTACCATCAACCGCGCTTCTCGCGAGACCGATACTCGTACGAAGACCGCGCGACGTCGCCCCTGGGCCCCTCCCTCACGACTGGACGCGCCGCCAGCTCCAATGGGATACAAACATCGCTGGATTCGGGCTTCGGCAGGCGGGATTGAAGACCGCTCGAACATCGCAGGGCGTCTCCGTGAGGGGTACGAACTGGTTCGTGCGGACGAATATCCTGACTTCCCAGCTTCAGTGGCAGAAGACGGTCGACATGCTGGAGTGATCAGCGTGGGAGGCCTTCTCCTAGCACGTATCCCTGAAGAGAGCGTGGAAGAGCGCGCGGCGTATTACGCTCGTAGAGCGAATGACCAAATGCAGGCTGCGGACAACGAACTGCTTAAGAGCAATGCTCATTCAAGCATGGTTATTGAGCGTCCTACCCGCCGGTCTCGCGTTTCATTCGGAGGTTCCAAAACAAATGGAACCAGTGAATAACTTTTTCAGAGGATTAATCAAATGGCAAATGTAGACAAAGCCTTTGGTTTCCGTCCTCTCGGCAATTTGTCTGCGACTGGATCCCAGAAGCAGTACGGTTACGAGATTGCGGATAACCAGTCAGGCGCGATTTACCAGGGCGACCTGGTGACGATCGTAAACGGCTATGTCGTTAAGTTCCTCCCGGGCACGCATGCTGCGGCCCTGGGTGTTCTCAACGGCGTGTTTTATATCGACCCGACGAGCGGTAAGCCGACCTGGAAGAACTACTACCCGGGCAGCGTCAACATCACTGAAGGCAAGATTGTTGCCGATGTGATCGACGATCCGAGCCAGTTGTTCATCGTCCAGGCCGACGAGGACATCGAGCAGGCCGATATCGGCAAGAACGCGGATGTCGTTGGCACGGGCGGTAGCACCACCACGGGTGTGTCTTCGATGGAACTGGATTCGTCCACCATTGCGGATACGGCGGCACTGAACCTCAAGATTGTTGGCCTGTGGAACACCCCGGGCAACGAGCTTGGGAACTTCGCCGTTGTCGTTGTGAAAATCAACGAGCACCTGTACGGCAGCGCCGGCGTCAAGGCCGTAACCTGATATATAGGGGCATAAAAAATGGCAATTTCACGTGCACAATTGGTCAAGGAACTCGAGCCGGGCTTGAACGCCCTGTTCGGCCTTGAGTACAAGAACTACGAGAACGAGCACGCCGAGGTTTACTCGGTCGAGAGCTCCGATCGTGCGTTCGAGGAAGAGGTGATGGAGTCCGGCTTTGCCGAGGCCCCTGTGAAGACCGAAGGCGCTGGCGTCGCTTACGACCAGGCGCAGGAAGTCTACACCGCTCGTTATACCCACGAGACGATCGCTCTCGCGTTCTCGCTCACCGAAGAAGCCGTTGAGGACAACCTCTACGACCGTCTCTCGGCGCGTTACACGAAGGCGCTCGCCCGCTCGATGGCGCAGACGAAGCAGATCAAGGCGGCGAATGTGCTCAACGGCGCGTTCACGACCTCGGTCGGCGGCGACGGAAAGGCGCTCTGTGCGGATGATCACCCGACCCTGTCGGGCCCGAACCTCCGTAACGAGCTTGCCACGTCGGCGGACCTCTCTGAGACGTCGCTCGAGCAGGCACTGATCGACATCGCTGCGTTCACCGATGAGCGTGGCCTGAAGATCGCGGTGCAGGGCCTCAAGCTCATCATCCCGAAGGAACTCATGTTTACGGCTGACCGTATCCTCAAGTCGACGCTCCGCGTTGGCACTGCGGATAACGACATCAACGCCGTGAAGAACATGGGCATGGTGCCGCAGGGCTACACCGTGAACCACTTCCTGACCGACCCGGACGCTTGGTTTATCAAGACCGACGCCCCGAACGGCATGAAGATGTTCCAGCGTGTTGCCATCAAGACTGGTTTCGAGGGTGACTTCGATACTGGCAACGTGCGGTACAAGGCTCGCGAGCGCTACAGCTTCGGCTTCAGCGACCCTCGCGGCATCTTCGGATCGCCTGGCGCGGCCTAAGAGGCAAAGTGGAAGGGGGCCGCAAGGCCCCCTTTCTCTATGTGTTTCTATCGCGTATAGTAAAGTTTCCGGGGAATCCGGTACGTCTGACAGTCCCGGCTGACGACATGCAGACAGACGTACCTAACTCGCATGTGAGGACAATCTAGTGGCTACGTCAACTTTTTCTGGTCCGGTACAGTCTCTCAACGGCTTTGTCACCGGCACCGCTTCTTCTCCTATTGCCGTTTCTACGGCGGGTAATGTCTCGAGCTCGTACGTCACTTCGACGGCTACGACTGGCGACGTTCGTCTTAACTACAGCCGACTTGACGTCGCGAGCACGGGCTCGGGCGAGACCGGTCGCTGGCTGACCCGCGTCACGGCGGCCAATGCTGCCACGGGCGGCACCGTCAACGGCGGTCACATCTCCCTCTCGATCAACGGTTCGGGCACGGTCTCGGGCGCGGGTAACGCGCTGCGTGTCACGCTCGGCGGTTCGTCGACCAACCCGGGCGGCACGCTTGCGGCGCTTCAGCTTGATAGTGATTTCGCCTCGGGTGGCACCTGGAGCAATGCTTCGTTCCTCCGCGTCACCAACTCGGGCACTGGCACCGTAGGCACCTTTGCGGTGTTTCCGGCAGCGGCCACAGGCGGTGTGTTCCGCGCGGCGGTGGGCAACCCGGCTGCCACGCACACCATTCCGATTGTGAGCGCGGGCACCACGTACTACATCATGGTGAGCACGATCGCCTAATGGAAATCACCAAGGAATATCTGCAAGACGAAATCGTTCGTCTGGAAAAGCAGCGTACTCATGCACATGAGGTTGCGATTGCTTGCCAGGCCGCAGTGGACACCTTGCAATCTTTGGTGAAGCGATTGGATGCCCCAGTGTCAGAAGTGTCTGACCTGGGGCTTCCCGATCCCATCCCGATAGAGGAAGCAAACAAATGAGTTTTGCAAGTGACGTCAAAGCCAAAACCGTCGTTGCCACTGGCGACATGGTGAATGGCCGTACGCGAATTCAGGGTATCTACTACACCTGTACAGGAACGGCTGCTGCGATCACCCTAAAGACGGGCGGATCCAGTGGCACCTTGGTGATGGAAGTTAAGACGCCGGCCGCTGCCGGTGCTTACGACATCATCATCCCAGACGATGGCATCCTGGCTATTGACGGCGTGCATGCCACGTTGTCCTCGGCTGAGGTTCTTAGCGTCACGGTTCTCTACGTGGGTGGAGCCCCGGCCTAATGAAACGCGGTCCGATGGGCCTGGCGCTTAGAGGAGGCGGTGCTGTCCGTAAGGGCATGGGCATCGCTACCTCTGTCAAAAGCGGCAACTTCCGTCCGACCAAGCAAGGCGCAGGCATGACCAAGAAAGGCGTGGCGGCATTCCGCCGCGCCAATCCTGGCAGCAAGCTCCAAACCGCGGTAACGGAAAGCAGTCCTGGCCCCGCTCGCGCTAAACGCCGCAAGTCTTTTTGCGCTCGTTCGGCCGGGCAGATGAAGATGTACCCCGAGGCCGCCAAGGATCCAAATAGTCGGATCCGTCAAGCGCGTCGTCGGTGGAAGTGTTAATTCTTAAGGAGTAAATGACAATGCCTGGCAAACTGAAGATGGTCATGAAGAAGGGCAAACGAGTCCCGGCTTTTGCCGCTGACGGCGTGGGCCAAATGAAAAAGGGTGGCATGGCTGATAAGAAAGGCCGTGCTATGAAGAAGGGTGGCAAGGACGCGCGCGGCCGCGCGATGCGGGGGTACTAACATGGCAGGTCGTGGAATGGGCGCAGCCGTCCGTGGCGGTGGCGCAGTGGGCAGTGGCCCGAAGAACAAGATGCTCTCTGAACCCAGCATGAAGACCGGCAAGGTTGTCATGGCCAAGGACGGGGGCGAAATCAATCAGCACAAGGCAATGGCCATGGGCATGATGGGCGGCGGCATGCCGATGCGTGGCTACAAGAAGGGCGGCATGGCCAAGAAGAAGGTCAAGAAGATGCGCTACGGCGGGTCTTGCGGCTAATCGATGGCCACATCGGGCACCACAGACTTCAATCTATCGATCGACGATCTGATTGAAGAGGCATTTGAGCGATGCGGCATGCGGCCGACGAGTGGTTATCACCTCACGTCCGCACGTCGCTCGCTCAACTTGCTATTTCTGGACTGGGCCAACAGAGGTCTCAACCTCTGGACGATCGAGCAGGCGACCTACACCTTGACGCAAGGCGTCAACGAGATCTCGTTGCCGACGGACACGGTTAATGTCTTGGAGGCGATCATTCGCCAAAACAGCCAAGGCATTAACTCGGATGTCTACATTCAGCGGATTAGCCGAGAGGACTACCTTAACGTCCCGGACAAGACCTCCGAGGCGCGTCCTGCACAGTTCTATGTACAGCGTACGAACACGCCAAAGGTCTTTTTCTATCCGGCCGCGGATCAAACCTACACATTCATCTACTACCGAATCCGCCGGATCCAGGATGCTGGTGTCTACACCAACACCTCGGATGTCAACTTTCGCTTCCTGCCCTGCCTGACCTCCGGCTTGGCATACCAGTTGTCGCTGAAATTTGCCCCTGATCGCACTCCTGCGCTTAAGGCTATCTACGAAGAAGACTTCTTGCGGGCCGCGATGGAGGATCGGGACACGGCAAGCGTACAGTTCGTGCCGGATGTGGGGTTCTAATGGCCTACGCAACCGGCAAACACTCTTACGGACTGTGCGATTTCTGCGGCCAGCGGTACCCCTACAACGTCCTGCGCAAGCAGTGGCAGGGATACATGGTATGCCCGGATGACTACGAGCCGAAGGAGCCGCAGCTCGAGCCCCTGCGTTACCGTGGCGACGCAATTGCCCTCCGTGATCCGCGGCCCGATCGCATAGAGCCTGTTTCGGTCTACGTTGGCGCACCCGGATTTAGTGCATTCCAGAGCTTTGGGAGTGCCCGAAACACGAACGACATGCGACCATACATCGTTGGGCAGGCATTGATTGCCCAGGGTGTTGTAGGATCAGTTACGGTAACGACGGCATGACATACGACGAACTGGTTACGGATATTCGGAACTACTCGGAGACGGGGGCTAACGTCTTTACGAACCCGGTTATCAACACTTTCATCACGTTTGCGGAGAATCGGATTCTCCGCGACATCGATTTGGACGTTTTTAAGCTCGAAGTCAGCGGAAATATGACCTCGGGCAACAAGTTTCTGACCGCCCCGAGTGACATCCTCACCCATCGGTACATGATGATTACCTCGGGCAGCGATCAGATCTTTTTAGACTTCCGTGACACGTCCTTTATGAAGGAATACTGGCCAAACGGGGCCAGCACGGGCGTCCCCAAGTACTATTCGGTCTGGGATCAGAACACTTTCTACATCGCACCGACCCCAAATGCCAATTTTGTGGTCGAATTGGGCTATATCTACCGCCCAGCGCAGCTTTCGTCGACCACTCCGACGACCTGGATCAGCAATAATGCCCCGGAAGCCCTGTTTTATGCCTGCATGATCCAGGCATACAGCTACACCAAGGGTCCGCCGGAGATGATGCAGTACTTTCAGAACTCGTATCAGCAAGCGATCCAGGGCCTCGGCATCGAGCAGCAGGGACGCCGCCGCCGCGACGAGTACCGCGATGGTATGATTCGTATCCCGGTCAAATCGGAGTCCCCTGGCCCATGATCACTGTAGAAATGCCTGTTTTGACGAGCGGAGTCTCCGTTGCCACGACCCAGAACCGGGGGTGGGACGTCGAGGAGCTTGCGCAACGGGCCGCGGACAAGATTATTTTCGTCGGGGATCAGTCGCATCCGGCTGTTCAGGCGCAGGCGCGAGCCTTTAAAGCGCAGGTTAAGCATGTGGTCGCCTTCTATCTGAGGGAGGCCGTCGAGCAGGACCGTGTCACGATCGCCAATCGGCTTCGTGAGGCGGGGCATCCAGAGCTGGTTCATTTGTTGGGAGACTAAGATGGCATTTACAGGCAATTTCATGTGCACCAGCTTCAAAGTGGAGCTGATGCGGGCGGTTCACAACTTTACAACGGGCACCGGCAATACCTTCAAGCTGGCACTGTACGACAACAGCGCGTCCTTTACGGCCGCGACCACGGCGTATACGGCCACCAACGAGGTAGCCAACTCCGGTACGTACTCGGCAGGCGGCGGCACGCTGACGAATGTGACCCCGACGAGCTCGGGCACGACGGCGTTCACGGACTTTGCGGACCTGTCGTTCACGAGCGCGACGATCACGGCCTACGGTGCGTTGATCTACAACGACACGGCGGCGGGAGATCCTTCGGTTTGCGTGCTTGACTTCGGTGGGGCAAAGACCTCGACCAACGGCACGTTTACGATCATCTTCCCGACGGCTGATTCGACCAGCGCGATCATCCGCATCGCCTAAGAGGCGGTAAGTGACCGATGCTGTCGTTGCTTTCCAAGGGTGGAATGCTTCTGGCGTAGGCTGGGGCGACGATCCTTGGGGTGAAAGCCTCGCGGCACTTCCGACGGGGACGGGCCAGATTGGCTCTGTTGCGACGGCGGGCGATGCAAATGTCACCCTTACGGGCGTTCAGGCCGCCGGCGCGGTAGGCACCGTCACCGTCACGGCGGGGGCGGATGTCTCGGTTACGGGGCTTCAGGCCACGGGCTCTGTGGGCTCGGTCCTGGTCACTGGCACGGCCAATGTCAGCCTTACGGGGGTTCAGGGCACCGGCGAAGTCGGCACCGTTACGGTCGCCGCCGATGCTAGCGTCTCCGTCACAGGCCTTGGGGCGACTGGCTCGGTCGGCTCTGTTACGGTCACCGGCAGTGCGGATGTACTGCTTACTGGCGTTCAGGCGACCGGGTTTGTCGGCACGGCGGCCGTTACGGGGGATGCCAATGTCAGCCTCACGGGCGTCGAGGGCACGGGCGCGGTCGGGTCGGTTGTCGTCAACGCGGGCACGGATGTCTTCGTTACGGGCGTCTCGGCAACGGGCGGGGTCGGGTCGGTTGCCCTTACCGGAGACGCCAATGTCACGCTTACGGGGGTTTCCGCGACGGTCCAGTTGGGCGATGTCACGGTTGTCACCGAACAGAACGTCCCGGTCACGGGCGTCTCTGCAACGGGCCAAGTCGGCTCAGTCGCTATTACGGGCAACGCGGACGTACTTCTCACCGGCGTCCAGGCCACGGGGGTGGTCAGCAGCGTTCTTGTCTGGGGTGTAATTAATGACAATCAGACGCCTAACTGGCAGAATGTCGATGACTCGCAGACACAAAATTGGGTCATAGTCAACGACGGTAACACGGTGGTTTGGACTCAGATTTCGACGTAAAGGGATATTCACATGCCTAGTTCATACTCAACGAACCTGAAGATCGAGTTGCAGGCGACCGGCGAAAACTCCGGCACCTGGGGCACGATCACCAACACCAACCTCGGCACCGCGCTCGAGCAGGCCGTCGTCGGCTACGGCAACCCGAGTTACCCCTCGGACGCCAACCTGACCCTGACCTACACGGACACCAACGCCGCCCAGGCGGCCCGTGCGCTGGTCTTGAATGTCACCTCGGCGGTCAGCCTCTCGGCGACTCGCGAGCTGGTTGTCCCGACGATCCAGAAGCAGTACATCGTCCAGAACAACACGAGTGGGTCCCAGAGCATCACGGTCAAGACCTCGGCGGGTACGGGCATCACGGTCCCGAACGGCCGCAAGGCGCACCTTTATGTCAACGGCACCGATGTCATCTTCATGGATGACTACGTCGACATCAACGGCGGATCGATCGACGGCACCACGATCGGCGCAAATTCGGCTGCGGCGGGTAACTTTACGACCGTTGACACGACGAATATTGAGGTAACAAACCTTAAGGCCAAGGACGGTACGACTGCGGGATCGATAGCTGACGCCACGGGTGTCGTGACCCTTGGTTCTTCGGTCTTGACCACCACTGATATCAACGGCGGCACGATCGACGGCACCACGATCGGTGGTTCGTCAGCCGCGGCTGGTACTTTCACTACGCTTACCACCTCTAGCACGGTCACCCTCTCCGGCGGCACGGCGAACGGCGTCCTGTACCTGAACGGCAGCAAGGTGGCGACGAGTGGGACGGCGCTGGTGTTTGATGGGACGAATCTGGGTGTTGGTGCGGCATCCGGAACATCAAGCGGATATGCAACAGCGCCTCAATTACTGAACTACAGCGCATCAGCAACAAATCTGCTGAACGCAAGCGACACTAGTTCAATTATCCGTTCTGCGGCTTACAGAGATACTACCGGCGGCGGCATTATCTCAATGGCAAAGTTTCGCGGCACTTATGCGTCACCCACCGTCGTTCAATCTGGTGACACATCTGGCCGACTTTTTTTTGATGTATGGGGAGGCTCTAATCTTCGTCGCATCGCAGAAGTTGGCGCGTTGGTAGACACTTATACAAGCGACACCAACATTTCTGGAACGCTGTACTTTGCAACATCAACTTCTGGAAACTCATCGTCAACCGAAAAGATGCGGCTTACCGCTGCTGGAGACCTCGGCATCGGCACGGCGAGTCCGGCTGCGAAGTTGGATGTGACTGGTTTTGCAAGAACTACGACAGGCGCTGTGTTTCAAGGCGCAAGCAATCTTGCGAGTGGCGCAGGGCTTGAAGTTGGATACAACACAGGAAGTTCATATTCGTTTTTGCAATCGTATGACCGTACTGGCTCTGCATATAGAGCAATCCGACTTGTTGGAAGTACGATTGACTTTGACATTGCCAATAGTGTCAAAGCAACTATAGACTCCTCCGGCAACCTCGGCATCGGCACGGCGAGTCCCGAAGCACTGCTGCACCTTAACAAGGCAACGGCAGGCGGGGCAGGCCCGTACTTGATGCTCGACAACTCATCGAGTTCGACGCTGAACAGCAGCGCGGGTATTTCGTTTTCTCTTGACGCTGGCTCAAGTTTTGCGGGATACAGCGCGAGAATCGAAGGCATCAACACCAACGCAGTAAACGGCGCGTCCGATATAACTTTTTCAACATGGAACGGTATTGCGCGTGGCGAACGCGCACGCATCACGAGCGGGGGTGATTTGCTGGTTGGCGCAACCGCAACGGTTCAAAGCAGCCGTGCGGAATTTACTTCAACATCTTTGGCGCCGGCATTTTTGGCTCGTGTAAACGCAAACTCTGACGAAGGGCAATGGGCCGGTCAGTTCCAGAAGAAAACAAACACCAGCACGACTTCGCAGATTTTTGTTCGCTTCTTGATTAACGACGGCGCTACCGCAAGCGGCTACATTACGGCCAACGGTGCAAACGCTGCCACTTTTACATCAAGTTCAGATGCGCGACTGAAAGAAAACATCGTTGACCTGCCGCCGCAGTTAAGCAACATCCTTGCGCTGAAGCCTGTTGAGTTTGATTACAAAGACGGGTCTGGACATCAAATCGGCTTTATCGCGCAAGATTTGCAAGAAGTTTATCCAGATTGCGTCTCTGAAGGCACCGATGGGATGTTGCAGATTGGCGGGTGGAGCAAGACCGAAGCGCGATTGGTCAAAGCCCTGCAAGAAGCGATGGCGCGTATCGAATCGCTTGAGGCCAAAGTCACCGCTCTGGAGTCCAAGTAATGCCCGACATCACCCTCACCCTCACCCTCGAAGAAGCCGTCGCATTGACGAACCTCGTCGGCTCACTCCCCACGGCGCAGGGTGCGTATCCCCTGTTCCAGAAA